CAGGATCTGGAGTAATAGCTGCAGGCGCCTATCCGGCTGGAGAGCCTGTTGCTTTTGTTCTAACATCTTCCGTTGCCAGAAATACGGCATCAGGTAATGTTCCAGTTTATGAATCATTCCAAGATAGATTTAGCAATGCATCTTCACCTTACGTTATATCACAGAAGTTTGGTGCTGCTCCTTACAATCTATTCAAGATTGAGACACTTTCAGACGGTTCAGGCATCACAGAGAAATTCAAGTTCTCAATTGAAAACATTGTTAAATCAACATCTACGACAGATAAGTTTGGAACTTTCGACTTAGTGTTGAGAAATTTCTATGACTCTGATGATGACAGAACAGTCGTTGAGAGTTTCCGAGGTCTTTCTTTAGATCCTTCTTCTGATAGATACATCGGGAGAGTTATTGGTGACAAGAAAATCTTCTTTAACTTTGACAGTGATGAAGAATCACAAAAGATTGTTGTTGAAGGAAACCACGATGTTAGATCCAGATATGTGAGAGTTGTTTTATCAGACCAGCTTAAGAACAAAGAAGTTCCTGATGAAGCATTGCCCATGGGCTTTAGAGGTCCCAGGCACTTAGTTACATCTGGATCTTTACTTGCCGGTTACGCAGAAGGATCTGATATCGTCCTGAGCCAGGCACACAAAAGAGTTATGGAACCTCCTGTTCCTTATCGACTCACCGTCGCACAAGGCACAGGCGCAAGCAAGAGAGAAGATGTTGATCTATACTGGGGTATCCAGACTAACATAAAAACCTCAGTGACAACGCCTAACTTAATCTCTGCCTTCGACAACTCTTTCAAGACATACGTCAAGCATTTCCCGACACATAGAACAGATGCATACAACTTCTCTGAGGGTGACAATGCAGGTGTTGCAGATTCTTTAGGAACAGTTAGAGATTCTGATAGATTCAACTACAACAAGTTCACGCTTGAGAACATTCAGGTTAGAACAGGATCTTCAGGTTTGGCTGATTCAGATCAGTGGTTAAGTGCTTCTTATGTTAGAAACGGTGTCATCGCTGCTAATGCTACTAACAAGACCAGAGGACTTACAGTTGATGACTTTGGTGTGGTTTCTAACAGAAAATTCCTAAAATTCACTGTTCCTCTTCAGGGCGGTTTCGATGGTGTCAATATCTTCAATAGAGACCAAAGAGATCTCACTAACAACTCTGTCAAGAGAGAAATTGATGACGAAGCTAATCAGGGAGGAACATCAGGTCCTACAATTAGCGCTTACAGAAAAGCACTTGACATAATGGGATCCAAGTCTGATGTTGATATTCAACTCTTGTCAGTTCCAGGAATAAGACACGAAGCAGTGTCTGACTACGCTATCTCAACTGTCGAGAATAGATTTGATGCAATGTTGATTGCTGATATTGAGGAAAGAGATCAATTTAACACTGTCATCACTTCTTCAGCACAGAGCCCACACGTTTCAAATACAGTGACTGCTTTCAAGAACAGAGTCTTAGATACATCTTTTGCAGCTGCTTACTTCCCAGATGTGACAGTTCAGGATCCCGATACTGGTGGTTTGGTTTCAGTTCCGCCTTCTGTCGTTACATTAGGTGCATATTCACTAAATGACAGAGTTGGACATCCGTGGTATGCTCCAGCAGGATTTACAAGAGGCGCTTTGAATTCTGTTGAGACGCCGAACGTGCTCTTAAACCGCACAAACTTAGATGACCTCTATGATGCAGATATTAATCCGTTGGCACAATTCCCAGGAAAGCCTCTTTCCATCTGGGGACAGAAGACGCTGCTTGCAAATGCATCTGCACTCGATAGAGTTAACGTTAGAAGACTCTTGATCGATGTTCGTAGAAAGGTTAGAAACGTGGCTAACACGCTTCTATTTGAACCTAACAGAACTGAGACACTTGCGAGATTCTCTAATCTCGTCAATCCTATTCTACAGTCAGTTCAAGATGGACAGGGCGTCGAAAGATTCAAAGTGATCATTGATACTACAACTACTACGCAAGCTGACGTTGAGAACAACACAATCAGAGGAAAGATCTACTTGCAGCCCACGAGGTCTGTTGAATTCGTTGCACTTGATTTTGTTGTCACAAATGCTGGAACAACTATTTAGTAAGAACTATATATTATAACAGGAGATTTTAAATGGCAGAAACACTATCAGTCACAGATATGCTTCCCAATAAGTTTGAACCAAAAAGAACTTATCGGTGGGTCCTTGCAATCGAAGGAATTGATTCTTTCTTGGTGACAACAGCAAATAGACCCAGCGTGAGTATCGGCGACAAGAAGATTGACTACATTAACAGCTATCGCCGAGTCGCTGGAAAGCTTGAGTTTGGTGATCTCAGCATGAAACTTCATGATCCGATCGCTCCGTCAGGTGCTCAGCAGATGATGGAATGGATCAGAACACACTATGAATCAGTTTCAGGTCGCGCTGGCTATGCTGACTTCTACAAGAGAGACATTCAGCTTAAGATGTTAGATCCTATCGGCACAGTCGTGGAGCTCTGGGACATAAAGGGCGCTTTCTTAACATCAATTAACTTTGGTGGGTTAGATTACGGCGGTGATGATATTATGATGATAGATGCAACAATCAAGTTTGATAACTGCGTCCTTCAGTTCTAATATCAAATAAGTTTTACTCTAAATTTAGACAGCTGTATATTTAATGCGGCTGTTTTTTTATGGAGTAAAAATGTCTAATCAAGAATTATCACCAGATTCTGACCTTGGGATGCGTCAGAATGTTATGAAAGAAGAATTTGGTTGGGAAGTGCCTGTTGAGTCTATTCCTCTTCCTACAAGAGGGGCGATATATCATCCTGACTCATCTCTCTACAATAGAGAAGTTCTTCAAATCAAAGCAATGACTGCCAGAGAAGAAGACATCTTGGCTTCACCAGCCTTTCATAAGGAAGGAACATCCATTTCTCACTTAATTCAATCTTGTCTTATAGACAAGTCGATTAGTAGTGAAGACATGATAACAGGTGACAGAATGGCGTTGATGGTAGGAATCAGAGTCACCGGATACGGTCCTGAGTATCATGCTTCTGCCGGTTGTCAGTCTTGTGACACGAGAAATGATTTTGTAGTTGATCTTTCTTCACTTACCATAAAAAGATTAGAGATTAGTCCGGTTGAACCTGGCACGAATAAATTTGAATTTAATCTACCTGTCACAAAAAAGAAAGTTGTTTTTAAGTATGTGACAGCAAGAGAAGAGAGAGAGCGAAAGATTTCAACAGAAAGTATGCAACGAGTGATGGGATCATCATTTGCAAACAGTGTCACATCATTCTTAGAAAACTCAATTGTTTCAGTATCAGGAATAACAGATAGACTTAAGATTAGACATTTTGTGATGAATATGCCTGCGTATGACTCTAAGTCACTAAGAAGATTTATTATTGATAACGAGCCGGGTATGGATATGAGTTGTGGTTTTAATTGTAAAAAATGCGGCACAAGAAATGACACGAAAATGCCCATGACCACAGAATTTTTTTGGCCCACTAAATAACTGGAGAGAAACATTCCTTGAGGAATGTTTCATGCTCCAGATGCACCTGGGTATGTCTTACACAGAGCTGCAAAAATTACCTGTCAGATATAGACATTGGTATATTAGACGATTGTCAAAACATTTTGATAAGAAAAATGAAAATAAACAAAGGTCTGATGGTAAAATTTTAAATGGCGATAACAACACTCCACTTTCCAGAATAGAAGAAATATTTAATAAAAAGATGGAATGACATAATTATTAAAAAGGAGTGTTTATGGCTGATGATTCGATTCTGTCAGACTTAGAGAATCAACAAGCAGAACTTGAAAAAGTACTTGAGACTTTGTTTGCAAAAAGTTCTGAAATTTTCGGGTACATCGAGAGTGCCTTCAAAGGTTTTTTGGATGAAGTAGTTAAAGTTCAAGACACTTGGTATGTGACTCAGTATCAGCAGCTCATAAAAGATTTAGGTCCCGAAATTAGAAATGTCACTCAGGAAGCATTTACAGCTGGTGATTTTTCCGCAATTTTTAATGAAGGTGAGAAAGCTGCTGCAAGATCATTTCAATCAATGGGAGATTATATTAATGAACTCGTTGAATATGACGGATTGGCACTTGAAGATATATCTGAAAAAAGAATAGATATCATTAAGGAGTTTGGTGATACAAATGTTAGTCTTCTACATCAGTCAAATGAAGCAATGGAGAAAGAGGCGATAAGATTCTCCAATGCGATGAAAATTAGTGCTGAAGATACCGCTAAACTTATCGGTGTAATGTTTGCCGAGACAGGTGAGGCAAGTGAAGAAATCTTAACCGACATAACAAATCAAGCAAAAGTTGTTGGTGATGCTGTCGGACTTCCCCTAAAAATGATGGCAGAGGGAATTAAAGATGTAAAGCTTGACATGGATTTCTTTACTGACATCACTGTCGAAGGTGCTGCCAGAATGGTTGCCAGCTTAAGTCAGTTGGGAATGAGT